AAAACCGTTTGTCCGACGCAATCTCCGCAGTGCGTACTGGTCGAAACTTGAACTCGAAATGACCGACGCAGAAAAAACAGAAGCGGACGAGTGGATTGAAGATCACTTCTTGTTTATCCACCATCCCAAAAATTCGCCCGCATGGCCGTGGATTACGGATGCTGTTAATGATTGCCACGCACGGCATGGCATTTCCGCCGTGAGCATCGACCCATGGAACATGGTCCTTCCCACGTTTGACAAACGCAAACAGACTGAAACAGAATGGATCGGGCGGTGTCTTGATGATGCCACGTACCTAGCGAAAGTCTGCACGTTGCATTTTCAAATCATCGCCCACCCGGCCAAGCCGATTGGCTCTGGTGTGAGAGAACCCATCACCTATTCCAGCATCGCTGGCTCGCAGCACTGGGCCAACAAGAGCGACCAAGTCCTGTCGATCCACCGCAAAACATTTCAAGACGAGGACGGCTCCCGCAACACCGATGCGCGGTTGATCGTTCACAAATCTCGTTATGAAGAGCTTGGCTATCCCTGCGAGATCGGCATGAAGCTCAACTTGGATTCCGGCTGCTTCCGCTGCACCGAGTACGATGCCGGTGGCTGGCAAGCGCGGATGTAGCCGCAATGGATGAACGCTGCCGGGAACGTCCGTCCAGCCGCCACCCGGCGTGTGAAAGGAACAACCCGTGACCCCATTCAAGATTGAAGGCCCTGCGCTCATCTCGTTTTCTGGCGGGAGAACGTCAGGGATGATGCTGCACCACATTATTCAAGCGCACGGTGGCACGTTGCCGGATGACGTTAAGGTATGCTTTCAGAACACCGGCAAAGAGCGGCTGGAAACGCTCGACTTCATCCGCGACTGCGCCGACCACTGGGATGTCAAAATCCATTGGCTAGAACGGGACGGCACAGGTGGCCCACAGGCCAAATTCCGCGAAGTTACATACGCAACGGCAGCGCGAAATGGCGAGCCGTTCGATGAACTGATTTCCATCAGGCGAGTACTGCCCAACCCCGTAGCCCGGTACTGTACTGGGGAGTTGAAGATAGATGTCATGCGTGATTTTGCTTATTCCCTAGGTTGGCGACCACCGCGTGGGGAAACAGGCTGGGACAACGTCGTTGGCCTTCGCTACGACGAACCCGAACGTGTGGCAAATATCCGCAACGGTCGTGAAAGAACGTGGGGTTCAATCGCCCCGCTCCACAGCGCAAGGAAGACAAAGCGGGACGTTGCCGCGTTTTGGAAAGCGCAGAATTTTGGGCTAAACCTTCCCAACATCAACAACGCTACACCGGCTGGCAATTGCGACCTGTGTTTTTTGAAGGGGGCCAAGACACTTTCGGCTCTGATGCGACAGAATCCCGGCATGTCAGACTGGTGGATAGCCCATGAAGGGATTAAACCGGGGCCAAAGACTGGGGCGTATTTTAGGCGGAATGAGGTCAACTATCAGGACTTGCAAAAGGCCGTAGACGATCAAGATGAATTTGATTTTGGAGATGCGGACAGTCTTGGCGACTGCTTCTGTACGGATTGATGACCCGCTGCCGGGAACGTCCGTCCACCCGGCACCTTGCCAGCGAAATAGATTTACTGGAGCGTGAGACAATTCGGTGGTTCACCCGCTTTAACCACGATTACCCCGAAATCCAAGTCAAAGGACAGGTGAGGACACGGATGGACATTCTGGAAACAGCAGCACGGACACTGACTGACCGCGCAACCCGTCACGGCGACTGCTACGTCACCCACCAGCAGATCGCAGCCCTGTGGAGCGCATACCTGAACGTCAAAATCTCCGCTCCAGATGTCGTGCGATTGATGATTCTGCTCAAGGTTGCCCGCTCCCAGCGGGGCAACGCCAGCGATCCAGATCACGCTGTTGACATCGCGGGCTATGCTGCGCTACTGGACAGGGTGCAGGATGATATGACCACATAATTGCAGAGTTGAAGCTGGCGCGGCGGCATTTTTTGCTGCTAGGCGAACTCAGGCTGTCGTGCTGGCTTCATTCAATCGGCTGATCGGCTGAACCCGTAGGGTGGCGACACTACCCACAACACAGAGGCAGGCATGAGCCTTGAAAATCCCGAGCAGGCACTCTGGGCTGCGGTTCTGTTGCGTGCGATCCGCGACACACTGCCCAGCAACCCCGACTATTTTGACCAGGCGGCAGCGCGTCGGTGGATGCTGCGAAAGAACAACGATTTTGAAACTGTCTGCTCGTTTGCGGGCTGCGATCCCGATTGGGTGCGGCACCGGGCGCACATGGTCAAGGCGCGTGGCTGGGTGCCTCGTGCCTGGGAAATCGAGGGCTGGTTGTGATTTTGCGCGAGAGGCCAAAAACTGAAAAAAGCGTTTTCTTTGCGTTTTGCAAAAAAACTTCTCTTTAACTTTCAAGCACTTATTTTCTGGGCCACTCTAAAAGCCCCGGATTCCGGGCGTTTCAGCCGATTCCGGGAATCGGGTATGCTATAATGGTTGTGTTGATCGCTATTTGACATCGTGAATCGGGCTGGTTCTCTCGCAAGATCGAGAGAAAGGAATTCCCATGTCAAAAATCTATGAGGTCTGGATACCCGCGTGTTTTGCGTTAGATCACAGTGAACGTGATTTGCCGTGCGGGGAATTTCTGGAAAAGCACAAGCGCAAGGGGTGGCTGTACAGATGCACCCCTGGCGAACTCGCAGAGTGGAAGTCCGACGCGACTCTCTACAGTGATTGCGCCGGATTTGGTTGGGACATGGGGTCCGACGCCCTCGGTATGCAATCCAGTGCGCGGGCCACGGTCAAAAGAGTTAGTGCGGTGATGGAAGAGAATGGTGTCCCCGACGACACTCCTCTTGCGGAGACTGATTACGACAAGGACAGGAGACTTGAAAGAGAAAAGGCCGCTGGCTAAACAGCGACCTCTTCTTCAACAATCTTAATTAACTAGCGAGAGACTAGCCCTGTCTACGAACGATGACAACGGATTAATCGTGGCGAACGCCCGCCTTGTTAATCCGCAGGCGGGACAAATAGTTTGGCCTGACCCAGTTGACACGGTACCTGGAATCGATGACGAAATTCCTTTTTAGGAGGATGTGATGAAGTTTACCGCAATCTATGTGGCGTTAATCGTCGCTGTTAATTTTGGGTTTGCCCATGTTCCCCTGATTTCGATCTTTGGTGAAATGTGGCCCCCGCTCTCGTTAATAGTGGGGATCATCCTGATTAGCCGGGACTTCGCACAGCGCGAGATAGGCCACAAAGTCTGGTTCGCAATGGGTGTTGGCGTTGTACTGAGTTACTTAATGGCAGACCCCTTCGTTGCTGTCGCTTCTGCTACGGCGTTTATTGTTGCAGAGGGGTTCGATTGGGCAGCATTCACCTTCATCAAGCGCCCGATGCATGACCGCATTGCAATCTCGTCAGTGGTATCAGCCCCGATTGATAGCGCAATATTTCTAACCGTTGCAGGGTTCTTCTCTCCGCTTGGGTGGCTGTTTATGACGGTGTCCAAGTTGGTCGCTGCTGGCATCCTTTGGGAAATTATGAGGCGGCGGGCGTGATTCACTACCACGGCACCCCGTTAACCCCCCGCGCTAAGTTGTACGAGATGGCGGGAAAGCATTTCTGCGTGTCATTTGCGGACCCGCGTGATGCTGATGTTTGTCTGAAAATAGGTCAAAGCGTTCTATGGGATAATGGTGCCTTCAGCGCCTATACTAGAAGGGTTGCTCTTGTTTGGCGTGATTATTACGAATGGCTAGAGCCACGCTTGCATCATCCCCACTTTGCCGTCGCACCAGATGTGATTGATGGTTCAGAAGAACAGCAAGACAGACTCTTGTCTGAATGGCCCCATCCCCGAGAGTTGTCTGCTCCAGTTTGGCACATGGCAGAGCCAATCGAGCGCCTGTTGAGGCTGTGCCAAGTATGGCCAAAGGTATGTTTTGGTAGCAGTGGGGAATACTGGCAAGTAGGTTCTGAGAAGTGGGAACGGCGGGCTGATGAAGCGTTCAACGCATTGGTGAAAAGGCACACGATATTGCCTTGGGTTCACATGATGCGCGGTCTTAGCCTTTCAGATGGACGCTGGCCCTTCGCTTCAGCCGACAGCGTGAATGTCGCCAGAAATTACAAGAGTAACGGCAGGGAGCCAGAAATCATGGCGCGAGAAATCGACGGTGTTCAACCCAATGGCGGTTGGGTAATCCGACCAGAACAGATATCTCTGGTTTCGGGGCGTTCTTAATTAACTAGCGAGAGACTAGCCCGGTCTACGAACGATGACAACGGATTAATCAAGCCAGTTAATCGTTGCCCTTTTTCCCAAATACTGAACCCGTCAGAAGTGCGCCGAACGCGAGATGGAACAACCCACCGCCCATCAGCGTGAATGGGTTGTGCTGACCCGTCATTTTCTTCATCAGCTCAAGCTGAATGAGCGGGTCTTGCACCGTGTTTAGCTGGGTGATGAAGGTGGACATGTCGGGACGGTTCAGTCCGAACCATACCGGCACTATGACGAAATCATATATGCATATGAGAAGGTACACTGTCAGTGCTGTCCAGCGCCAGTACACACGCTAGTCCCTGCGAACACCAGACTTACCAATCCGCAGACGCTCCCCCCGGTTTGCATCTGGTGAGACATGGGACACATGGACCCAGCCGCTCATGGGTTCACCATCCGTATAAAATTCCAGAATCAGTTGGTCGAACACGCAATTTGCGGCGATCCACTGGTAAACAGTCAGGTTGTCGATGCCAGGGACTTCGATGTCGGCAGCTTCCCCCGCACAGTGCTGCGAGGACGGCTTCCCGCCAATGACCCTGTTGACCGTTTTCGCACGGTAGCCGGAATTAACAACTACTGGCGTCTTGAAATGCTCACGCACGCTTTCCAGAACCTCGACGCACAACGTGCGTAACGACTGCACCGCCGTTGAATCTGGTTGGTTGTCCAATCCTAACCGCAACGCGGACTGACTCTTTGTAAATTCCACGAGCCGGAAATGCGGCGAAAGCACGCAATCTCCCATTACTCGCAGAACCCCGCACGCCTTGCGTTATGCTCGCGAATCAGACGAACAGTCTCCTGGCTGTCGTTTTCAGCAGAGAACGTCAACGGCAGGTAGGCAACCTCACAGAGACGCTTAATTCCCGTCGTCGTCACGGTTGGCGTCGTCGTCGCGCACGCTGTCAGGACCGTGATCAAGAGCAGCGGCGCGAGTCTTTGCACGTTCAATGCGATCCTCCATGTCTTCCAGCCCAGCGACGATGGCGCGGGATTCGCCCGCGTCCATCAGTTTCTGGTCGTGAGCCATTATGGCGACCAGCCTTGCCAACTTGAGTGCGGCGGGCAATGCCGACAGCAGCAGGCTCATCAGTTGTCGTCAGCGTTTCGGTTGTGGCCGAAATTGCCAGCGAAGAAGTTTACGACCTTTAGCATCACTCCCAGAAAACGGTCATCCGATTTCGTTGGCGTCAGGGCTGCGATTGCGGTTGCAGCAGTCACGAGGGATGCCAGTGAAATCCAGATGGTACTCCAGTCGAGACCAATCAACGCATTAAACATTCTTACGCCCTCCTTGGGCTGTTACGATAGCAGACACCTTATTTTATCTTTCTCAATGTTTTCGCCAGGTTCGCCCGTCGTCTGGTGGTGGAAGAGAATCTGGACCCCGGCTTGGTTACGAGATTTGCGAACTGGTTAGTCGTCAGATTCTTACCGGAATGAGTACGATTGTAGCGGTTACGTTGCTCTGTAAACGCCCCCGGCTTTTTGATCGCCTTCTTAATCCAGTTTTTCTTTGCCACCAGAGAACCCTCCAGATGCCGTCAAAATGAGCCGAGTTGGGAAAACAACGAGCCGGGACCGCTGATCCCGTTGGATTCTGCAAATCCTGCCGCCGCCTCATTAATGTTTGTATGGTTCCCGCCGGTGCCTCCCCACTCCACTTCATCCCAGGCGGCGACACCCCATGTCGCCCCCAGCGCGGCGTTGAAATACATCATCATGCGCTCGTTGATCGTACCCGTCGTGAACCCGTTGGCATCCGCCATAGCGAGCCAATCGCCATCGACCGTGAGTGCCTTGCCTGTAGCGGTGCGGCATGTCGCCTGCCGCGCTTCCTGGTTGGTGGTCACGGTGTGAACGTCCCCATCGAACTAAAATTGTCAGCCCCCTGGTCTGCCGCCAACGCCTGCATGGCGTCTTCCAGATTGGTGTGAGATGCAGACAGGAGAGTGTTGATGTAGCTCAACAAACGCTCGTTGTAGGTGCCCGCCGGGGCAGACCGCGCTGTAAACAGCGCAAGCCAATCCTCGTTAAGCGTTCCGGTGGTAGATGTCACCGCCCGGATCGCAGTCTGTCGCGCTTCCTGATTCGTAGCCATTTTGCTTGCTATGCCTTGCGGGGTTTCATTCCAGCCCAAGCCGCACGAGTTCGGCTTCAACATCGTCCAAACGATTATCCAACTCATCGACCTCTAATGCAATTTCTGCAACGTCTTTCGTAATTTCGCGCTGCTCGACAATCATCACACGTTGTTCGGTGCGAAGGTCACTCGTTGTTGCCCCTATTTCCTCGACTTCAAGAAGGACACCTCGCCCGAAATATCCCAGAATCCCTAGGACAGTGACAATGATGATCGGCGTCAGGAGAATTATAGTTGGGTGCGTGGCTACAGGCGCGAGCGGGTTGTCGCCGTTGTTTGCAAAAAAGTCTTTGGGACGG